ACAGTTGTTGCGGAAGAATCTTCTCCAACAAAGCGTGAGCTTGATAGAATCGACGACGAAGGAACGTTTGCAACGTAGATTTCACCAACACTGTTTGCAGAAACATAACCGAAAGGAACAGTTTCAAGCAATGATATATTTATCTCTGTATTTGTGAAACCTGCATTTGAAGCAAGAGTCAGCTGTGTATTATTAGTGACCGAAGCAACATTACCAAAGTAGTTGCTCGACCCATCAGTGATAAGAATGCTATCACCGGCCTGAATTGCTTCAGCAAATTCGGTTCCATTACCAGTAACCGTTGTCGATGAAGTAGATACGTTTACAGTGCCTGTCAGCTGAATATCTCTATACTTGTAGATGTTCTCTGAAGGAACGAAGTTTCCTACTGTGTTACCAGCTGAGTAAGAAATAACGACGTTTGCGAATCTTGGATTCTTCAGCAGACCGACTTGGCGATAATCATTGTCTGTACGAATGATTCCGTTTCCGGTTGCATCAGTGTCGCCATCGAGTCCTGCAAACTGAATCGAAATCCCAGCGTAGTTTGCGCCAAGCTCTGAATATACGTTGGCGCCATGTCCACCCGCAGGGGAGATAATTGGACGAAGGTTTGCTGTCGCAGATATACCAACCTGATTAGATACAAGAATAACAGCAGTAGCTGATCTATAACCCGATCCAGGGGTAACTACCTCAACCTTGTAGATTGAGTTCGCAGCAGCGCTGTTTGCAATTGCTCTGGCAATACAGTTGGTCTGCTTAACACCACCCGTATCAAAGATGTCGACAACAGGATTAATTTCGTATGAGTCGCCTGCTGCAGGCTCTGCGTTTGCAGCAAACGCAGCGTTGACTGTAGCTACCTTTGTTGTTCCATTGTATTCAATAATCTCTCTATATTCGTTAATCGCGTCCCCTGATGTGATCAACAGCAAGCACCCGTTATAGAAGTCATTTTCCGACGATGCAGATGCCGCTAGTCTGTAATCATATTCATCACCATTGACCTTGATGTCTGATGATTGGGCAAACGAGTTAGCAAGATAGTTGTCATAACCAGCACCACCGTCTTCTACTGCAATTACCTCAATCGATCCTGGAACAGCGTTGCCAGTAACGCTCGTGTTAGCAAATACAGGGAGATACGACGAAGTTGCAAACTTTGCCATCTGTGCCGAGCTAGCGGAGTACATGTACTTCCAGATATATCCATCATTAGTGAATTCAAACGCATCGTTGTCCGTGCCTGTTGGCTCTACAGTTGAGAATGCGTTTGCACCATTATACAAGCACTTGTAGATGTGGTACTGCGCTCCAGTATTGACACATGCATAGAACTGCTTGGTCTGAAGTAGCGAATCTGTGTCATCATACATCGCATACTTGGTGTTGGCAGTCCAGTCATAGCGAGGAATCATTTGCACAACATCGGTGTTAGACACTCGCTTACCAAACAGCATGTCGTTGTAGATGTTGTATGTGTTGTTAGATTCAGAGTCGGTCGGCGTTGGAGGAGTTATATCACCATTTGAAAACGAGGTGTGCTTGGCGGCAAACACATAGTAGCCGTCGAGACTCTTGACAGAATAGACGAACTGTTCTGCTGACTTTACTTCAAACTTTTTGGATATAACTTGCTTTGCCATGTAACTATTGAATCTCTTTAAATAGTTGTCAACTAGTATTTATAGAGGAATCAGCATACGCAGACGAAACGTTAGCTGTTGAAGTGATAGCAACACCACCAAAGAACCTTGTTCCAGCAGTATGCATCACCTTCTTGAATGTATCTGCATATCTTTCTAGCGGAAGCCTCGATAGAATTTCATATGAGTATTCTTGGTAGAAGTCGCCGTCATGAATCTTCGATACAGAGCTCAAGAACCCCTTCGATGTGCGATAGTAACCTGTTCCTGTGCCGATACCAGATACGTTTGCAATTGCTGATCCGGAACGTAGCAGGTCTTCTGACGTGAACAACATCTCTTCGTTGTTTCTGTATCCAACACCCGAGTCAATAATCTCAAGCTGGGTAACCGTACCATTTGCCGTAACAACGTTTGCTTCTACATTAGCATTGAACCCGATCTGTAGAACATCTTCTTCAGTAACAGAGACGATCTCTGCAGTTGTTCCGGACGCCTGGCCAGTAATAGTTGATCCCTGTGAGAATAGATTGTCAAATTGAATACGTTTAACAGAGACGTGAGTTGCATTTGCAGACTTAATAATACCTTTTGCTGTTGACGTAATCGAATTATTAGTGGATACTGAGAGGATCGTATTCGAAAAAGAAGCATTCGAGAATGAGTTTGCTGGTGTAGCATTCGCCGCAAACGTTCCATTGACACTTTCCAGTGTTACCGAGTTTGCAGTAACATCGATCGAATAGATAATACCGTTTGCAGCCCCACCCTGATCGAGCTTCTCTCCTACATTGATAACTGTTGCAGTCGAGTTGATCTGCAGGTTGCCATCTAGGACAAGAGTTGTTCTCGACAGTGTCGTGTTCCCCTGGAGGATTCTTTCCCCACTGACAAACGAGCCAACAACGGTTGCTACTTCGATCGAATAGTCTCTCTTATTGAACCCTTCAATGAATGGCTGGTGAACAAGAACGTATGGATCAGCTGTATAACCTGAACCTGGGTTGATTTGGTTCAGCGAGGCAATCGTACCGATGGTGAACGAGTCGAAGTTCAGGCAGTCGAATATAACAGAGCTCGAGTTACCTGTTTGGTTCTTCGGGAATCCGTATTCGTCATTATTTAGTGGTATAGTCAGATACGGCTGAGTGTCTGTGTTCGTAAACGTTCCATTACCTTGCAGAGCATCTGTGTTGAGGTAAATGATCTCAGTGTCAGTTAGCGTGCCGACCTTGAACGATGCATTATCTCCACCAGCAACAGAGGTAGTGTTGGCAGTTGTCCCCGAGTTCGCACTGAACACTTGAATATTAAATGTGTTGACATATGTGTTCGATACGTTGTACAATCCAACAGTCAATGAGATGTCAGTTAGAGTAGCAACAGCAGCGCTTGATCTCACACGAATCGTTGAGTGGTCTTCTCTGAACACACCTCTCATTGATTCGATCGTAATTGTACCACCTGTCCCCGAAATTTCTGTATCGGTGATTACACCATTGGCCCATTCTTCGCCGTTGTCCGCAAGTTGGAATACTTGAGAGCCCTGAGCAAATGCCGCTGTGTTAGTGATACCAGATAGTCTGAGAATTGCTTGATCGGGAACACCCATAACGGTTGATGTTGCAGATGTGTTCGTAATTGACACAATATTAGCTGATACTGTTGAGTTCTGGAACAGTGTATTACCTGCTGCAAACGATCCATTATTGGCTACCGAGATTACCAACGTTCCGTTAGCGTCTCCTAATGCACCATTTGCATTAGAAATAATTGTCCCGAACGCTACATTGACTGTAGAGTTGCCAATGTACACCGTTGCACCATTAGAGAATAGCTGATTGTTCGAAGCGGTGTCGTATACCAGAGAAGCCTTAACTTGTCTGAACGGCTCAAAATATTTGAAGTATTTTGTCTGTGGTACAGTTGTAGCTACAACGTTTGCAGTCGACCCACCACTGGTAGTGATAGTGATTGCTGGGTTGTTAGCAAAGAACCCGCCACCTGGCTCTGTCACATCGATCTGAGTAATTACACCAGAGCCATCTGTGATGATCTTACCAACAGCATTTGTATATTGTGAAAATGCTGAAACGGTATCAGTATTCGCATATCCTGTTCCACCATCATTAATAATGAATGCAGAGACAGTGTTTGATGGCTGGACGTTTGCAAGAGTTAGAACGTTTTCAGAAACAATCGATTCGGATCTCTTTGCTAGCTCTTGTAGAGACAGGGATGTGTTGCCAGATATCGTATAGCCGTATCCTCCATCGATAAAGATAAAATCAACGACACCAGTGGCGTTGGAGATTGCTGATACGCGAGCAAGACCTTCGTCACCGTTTGTTGATGTGAACGACACAACATCGCCAACAGCAAATAGGCTTGAACCTGCTGTTACTGTTACAGAGGAAAGCGATCCAACGACCTTTGGCAGATCATAAGCTGTCGTTGTTCCTTGGACCTTAAGGAACTCGTTATTGACAAAATCGCCCGAGTTATTTGATACGTAGATAACGTATACGAAACCACCCTTGATTCTTCTCTTGATGTACTTCTCAACGAACGCAGTAGCACCCGATACGGTGCCTACGATCTGCTTACCAACAAGGTTGATCGTTTTTGTTGAGTTAGTAATCTCGAGATATTGCGGCTTGTACCACTCAGCTGCAGACAGACGCATAACGTCTTCGCCTGGGTAATATACCTCTGCAGATTCACCGTATACAAGACGGAAGAACAAGTCGATTGATCGCTCTGTTCCCTTTGATCTATACAGATCGTATGAGTTCTTTACAAGCAATCTCTTGTTTGTATTAGTGTCGAACTCGATGTTCTTGAGATACTTTTCTTTAAACTGAATGATAAACTGATCAAGAGTAGTATCGACGTCGCGCATCGTATACAACTTTCGAGACCAGTGAATTGGGTTTAGCTTGAGTTGAGTCTCAACAAAGCTATTGCCACCCGCCGATGAAGTAATTGGGAGATACTCATCACACTGAATGTTACATCTAAACGCATCGAAGTTGTTGACACGAACAATAATATTCGATCCGTTAGCGTTGATGATTGTACCAGTTGTATTTCCTTGAGTGACGGTATCACCAACGCTGAAGTTGGTATTCGATCTCAGTCCCAGTTGCTGGTGGTTCGATTCCAGCCACTCGTAGTACGCCTCAACGAACGTAACGAAGTCAGCACCTTCCTCCATATATATTGAAGGAAATTGCCTTTTGATTAACTGGGAAATCTTCGACTGAATTTCTCTCATTTATTAGCTCACGCCCCGAACGGTTACGGAAATGTCATCATCTACGATGTTAAGGATGATATTATTAACAACCTTAACATCTCTATTTAACGGAACAGCTTTTACCTTGATAGCGGCGCCTTCAAACGCTGATAGATTGAGACGGGAGATCTGAACGAGCCCTGTCTGATAGTCGACCGTACCAACCTGCTCGATAACAGATTCGCCACGGATTGATACGATGTTGATCACACCGTTACCATCGTCGCGAAGTGTTACTTTGTTGCCCTTGAACGTGAATGGTGTAGACTGTACAGTGAAGCCACCTCGCGACTGAACAGCTGACGTGTCTAGTGGTATCTGGAAGTCGACGTCAAAAGTATTGTTAACATTAAGCTCAGGAACAACATACTTGACAACCTTAATAGTTGTCTCGTTCGAGATGATAGCTGCCTGAGAAGTGTCAATAGCATTAATCATCTTCGAGTATCTGAATACTCTGTTAAAGTTATTGAGATTTGTCAGAGCATAGTTACGAATAGCTGTCGCTACAATTGTCTTAATATCTTCAGATGATAGCTTAGTCGTATTAATATTATAATTAACGATCGAGTTGACCTCAATATATGTGTATCCTGGATCAACAAACTCAGGGTCGATTGATACAGGAGATCTTGGCTTGAGGAACCTGTAATACTCATCTTTCTTAGATCTTGGTAGGCCATCAACGTCTACGAGATCGACAGCAACGAACACCTTACCAAATTGAGGGGGATTGAGGTCTTCGCCACCATATGCCGACACAGCATTGATCTCTGAGAAGTTCTGTCTTAGCAGGTTCTCATAGTCTTCGGTTGTAACAGCGCGCTCTTGTGTTGTGAAGTGGCGAGGCGCGTTGTACTTGATCTCTTCGAGAGTCTCAGAGATGTTACCGCCAGCGGCCGCAGAAACATTCGTCACAGTGATAAAGTTTTCATTGTCGATCGTCGTATCAGATACAAAGTTGTCGCATCCGTTAGGAAGCTGACCATTAGAAATTCTATATTCGATCGAAACAATAGAGTTGTCTTTTGGTCTTCTTCCGGATACACCATCACCGAATACGATCTCATACTGCTCGTTCTCAGCAGCCTGGATAAAGTATACTTGGGATTCCGAGTTGAGATTAAACAACGACGTTGCACGAGTATATGTTAGTGTTGTAGCTCCAACATCCTCGATCACTGTTACCGTAATAGAGGAAGCATCACAGTTGCGGTTTGTAATAAGGAATCTTTGAGACTGTGATGAGTTGTACGTGTATGTGTCATTAACGAAGAACCCTTCGTACAACTTCACATCGTTTTTAGTGAAAGTTACCGTGTTGTTTGGATTAATAGTGTAGTTCTCGAGGAATATTGCCTCGTTCGTCGAGAACGTATAGTTTCTATTATTGAATCTCGACGTAAACGTTTGACCCTTTACAACAGGAATCGACCTCTTAGAAAGATCGGTGGATATGATTGAAATGTTAACTGTAGCTTCCGCAGACTTAAATGATCGAGGGGTGTAGTTAAGCTCTTTAACATGAGATACGATCGAATCACGCAGCTGAGCTGAATCGAGGAACATTTCAGAGGCAGCCATGTTCAGATAGAACATGTTGTGGAAAGTGTTATACGACAGGATGTCGAGGAGAATGTTCATGTTCGAACCCTCGAAGTCGTAGTCCTGGAAGCGCGTCTGTGATCTCAGATATTGCTTCAGTGTGTTTTTATGTGTATCGAAGTCGATGTTCGATAGAATAATTGAGGAGTTGGCTGCCATTATCTTACTCTCTGGAGCGTTACGTTAACTGAAACTGGTTCAGCGCTATTTATCAGCATATAGACAATAGTTACAATATAAGCATTTTCCAGCTCTCTTGCAACAACCCCAACGTCAAGCACCTGTGCGCGCGGCTCATATGTTCTGATTGTATGTTCAATCGCAGAGCGAAGCGCGATTGCTGTTGCCTGCCCCATTGGTTCAAATAACAGATTCCTAATACTGGAACCAATATCTGGTTGATAAAGGCGCTCACCTAGGTTAGTATTAATTAGGTTACGGATAGATCTCGACACCGCCTTTTCGTTCACAAGGCGAAGCAACATCCCCGATACAGGGTGAGCATTGAAGTTCGTAAGGAAATCCGAGTAGACCTCATCCTGCTGTGACAATGCTGTAATTCTATCCGCGCGTGCCATTTATTATTCCTCTGGTGGTATGTCAACATCTACGGCTTGTAGCTGTTCGTTTGCCTTTTGAATTGATTGAAGCCCTTTTTGATATGTTTCTTCAAACGTTTCAACCGTATCCGTCACAATAGCATCGATTGCTACTTCAACTTCTGATTGAATAATGTCAATCATTCTATCCTGTGCGTCCTTAACATTCGCTAGTGATTCTTGGATTAGGAGATCTACTTCTCTTTCCAACGTATCAAGAACTTGATCCTTAAGCTCAAGAGCACATTCAGGTAGTCTTTTTACCGCATCCACAATAGCTTCTTTTAATCTTTTAATTGCTTTTGCTAGTAGAATTAATGCAACGGTATATAAAACAGCTGCAGCCAATTGTGGTGATACATTTGTAACAACTTGCTT